ATCTTACCCCGGCTGATGCCCTGCAGCATTAGGCTAGCAGTTATAACTGTGATTGGTGTCTCTAGATCTATCAGAGACATAATAAGGTCAGTCTCCCGGGGCTCATCCATCTTAGTAATAAAGTACTCAACGCCTTCATCGTACTCCACAATGTCCGGGGGCCTATGCCAGCCGTAATTGCGGGTGTCTGTTGTATAGTTGGCTCCGGGGATTGGGCTACTGAGCTTCTGCATCAAGCATCTCCTGTTCAGTTGGATCAGCAGCCTCTGGCTCTGCCATCATCGCCTCTTCAAGCTTGTCCATATACTCGGGCGTATACATCAACCCTTCTTCAGACATCTCTGCAATGTTTCGGTGCACCTTGCCTTCTATAAACCCTTTGATGGATTTTTTAATGGCGTCTTCAAACTTCATTTTTACGCTCCGCTATTAATTGCGCTTGCTGTCTAATTATCTCGCGTTGCCGCTCTAGTTCTCTGAACTGGCGGTCAACAGCACTTTGCTGGGGAAAGGGTATTACTGTGTCTGAGCTCACTTAGGCAGCGCTCTGTAATTTACCAGCAAGTATCCCTGTGGGCCTTGCACTACTGCATCTGGGTGGGTTTTCTGGACCTCTTGGGCCATCACGCCGAAGGTGGGCCCGGTGTTTAAACCCACGCGCTTAGCTTCAGCGTTCCAATCCCAAGTATAGTACCTGATACCGTCCACAGTTTCTAAGTGCTCGATGTTTTCTTTAAGACGCATATCACTAGCAATTATTGCAGCCGTTATTTTCCCAAAGGCTCCCCACTTACCATCTGAGCTGCTTCCGCTGCCAGCTTGAGCTCTGATTTGAGCAGCTAAAATTTCAGCGTCTCTGTTTGCCTCATTGTCAGCGCCTTTGAAGATGTAGTCCAAAAGATTATCTACGCTGTCCCACAGCCTGTTTTGCGCCTCTGTAGAGATATCGAGAGCGTTCTTAACGTCTTGCCCGACAGCCTCGAACATCATAGCTGTGTCAGTAGTCTCGACTGTTTGTCTCCATTTGGCATTTGCGACATCGATGTTGTACTGCATTTCGCTGTAAAAACGGTCTCGGCTATCTGACATTTCAGCATTAAACTGACCAACAGTATTAGTTTCCCCAGCGTTAAACTTAGCTAAAGTATTCATTTCTGTGGAGTTGTGCCGAGCGATTGCTGAGTTTAGCTCATCATAGAACTTGGCCATCTCGTTTCGGCTTTCTGCCGTAAATAACCGTTGGCTGTTCATAACCTTTTGATCTTCAAAAAGAGCTTGTACGACTGCCTGTTTATTAACAACCTCGGCTTGCTGCTCATTGGTCAGGTTTTTTAAATCCATCTCCAAAAAAGCTTTAGCGTTTGTGACCGCCGCTGTCTCTCGAGCGTTAAGATTTCCCAGCTCAAAATTAGCTAGGATCTTTGCTTTGTTAATGATGCCTTCTTGGCGATTGTCGAGGTTCTTAGTAGTTATTGTTTGGAAAAAAGCAGCCTCTTTATCAGCCACGCCCAAGGTTGCTTCCATCACAGCATTTGCATAGGCAGCGGTTGCCGCTGTCCCAGTAATGCCACTAAAAGCAATAGTCTTCTCGGTCTCTCTGACCATTGCTTGTGCCCAAGGCGGTATTTTTGGATTACCGTTGCTGTCCTTAAACTCAGCAGAAATAATATCCATCTGCCCTAGAATAGTTGCTTTGTGGTCGGTGTAACCGCCCTCACCAAGCTTTTCAGCTAGCAGCTTACCAGCTGGCGTGGATGTATCGATAATTGTGGAGATGTTTTGGGTGGCAAAATCATTCAGAGAGTTACCCAGTACGCCTGTGCCTTCGGCCTCTGCCGCTACATCAATCTCAATATCGCTAGTATTAACAAGATTATCGTCATCGATGGTTCCTGTCTCAGCATTTACCTTAGTGCTTGCATCTAATTTCCCTGTAACTGTTGACCCTGTGTAAGTTTGCGCCCCTGGATTCGTAACTCCAGAAACAGCGTTCACATCATCAACCGTAGCTGTGGTCAGGGTAGGATCGGTGCCGAGGTCATATCGTGTGTCGTATGGGTTTAGATTTGTGCCAGTGGCATTCGGATCCATAGACGGGATTAGATCGGTAATGGTCATACCCCGAGTGGATAAAAAGCCATTTGGATCTGCGACAATGGCTTCCATGTCCTCTTGGGATTTCACAAGTCCAGCGGTTTCAGCCATCTTGAGAATGTCTGCAGCGCTGACGTTACCGGGGGATCTGGTTAAGACAGGAGCTGCAGGGGCTGGGGCACTTACGAGCCCAGCTGCAGGACCATCATCTCCACCAGTATTTAAGCCGTATACTAGCTCCCCCTTTTCGTTCATTGAACGACCACTGTGGTAATCCGCCCACCCAGAAGCCCCCTGTTCTTTAGCTTTTTCTAGATTACTATTTTGCCAATTACTAAAGTCTTCCTTGGCTTTACTTACAGCAGCCCCAACTCTATCCCCAATGCTTTGTTTTTCTGTATTCGTGTCAGCGTTAGACATCAGAGCTTCTCCCTTTCGCTCGCACAGACAGCGAGCTCATCGCGCAGCGCTATATAATCCCCTACCGCCGTGAGCACGTAAGTGCTCTGGCGCGGTAGGCTATCGAGCTCAGTTGAAAGCCCTGTATTAAATTCATCGGAGTAGACAACAACAGCTGGGCAATACGCCTCTAGCTGCGTTCTATAGACCGTTCCGCACCCGATTAATGATACCATCACGGGTACTAAGAGCAGGATCTTTTTCATGATCAGCCATCGCCTTATAAAAATCAGTTTTTTTGTTTGCGGCCTGTAGATCGTCCTTAAGGACTTTCTGCTTTTCTTTGTTCGCCCCAGCCAAACGGCCCATCACGTAAATGATCGGTAGAGCAGCGGCCAAAGCTGCAATTATGTACATCTTAATCTTACCGAATATAAACATCAGTGAACCCCGTCTGAGTGGTCCTTAAATCGTGCGTATGCGGCGAGGCCTATGCCGCCTATGGCGCAGACTAAGAACAGTACTTTGAGGCTGTCTGCATATGGCAATAAGCCCTGCAGCTGGCCTGAGATCTCGTTCATCGCAGTGGCAGCTCCAGCAATACCTGCGCCAGCCATTGTCTTAGATTTAGCCAAAGATTTAGGTGCAGCTGCAGATACCTTCTGAGGCATTTCTGATCCGCCCTCATCGGAGGGCAAAGCAGCATCTGAGGAGAACAAGGAAGCCTCTGCAGAACGCCTACGGGTAAGCCCATTTAACGGAGTAAGCTTGCCATCTACCCTAGCTTTGTTCCATCGCATTAGCTGCTCTGGTACTTCGTCGTATAGCCCCTTGTTTAGTTTTTTAAGGAGCGTTGAGCTTTTGAAAGCCCCGGCTCCGAGGTTAAAAACGAAAGATGTGAGAGCGTCATATTGGTATTGAGATAGGGGAACATTAACGAGGCGTTTAACAGCTTTGCCGTGCTCATTAAGATCTTCTATAAGCCGCTGCTCGCAGTACTCTTTAGTCCATTTAGTTCCAGATCTGACGCCTCTAGTGGCCCCAAATCCGCATGTGTATTTTCCTGCAGGGCAGCGGTAACTCGAAACCATGCCATCGGGCTGCACTCGGTGCAGACCCTCAAACTTTTTAACTAAATTGATGCCTTGAGCTGATATCGATTGTGGGTGCATGTTTATCCTGTTGATAGGTAAGGGGCAGCAAAGCCTGTACTCGCAGTGTTGTTTTTATTTAACTGTTCGAGAACGCTTAATGACTGCGCGATATTGATACTCTGGTTACCAATTGGTTGACCCAGATTGTTGAATGAGGTCAGGACCAAATTACCTTGTTGGTCTATCGCTCGATTTACCCTATTCCCTGCCCCATCGACAGATGAGGGAATTAAGTTCCCTGAGTTGTCGAAGCTTGTAGTCAGATTAGCGAAGTTCTGCCGTGTCCCAGCATCAACTCCACCATTATTAGCGACCTGCATAGCCAAGTCTTTAGCTTGATTGATCTGTACAGCCTGTACTCGGCGAGCTGTTTCCGCTGCCTGTACGTTAGCCATGTCGGCTTGCTGACCTATGTCAGTACGCAAGGCCAAATTAGCATTAGCATTAGCCCTTTGCATATCTGCGCGGGTATCTTGAGCTAAACGGGTGTCATCGCTGTAGCGCTCAACATAATCATCGAAGTTGCTCTGGAATGTATCCTGTGTACCAGCAAGTGCTTCTTGGTTACCAAGTACAGATCCAGCATAAATATCTTGATTAGCAGACATTGTACCTAGATCCGTGGCCAGACCTCTCTGACCAGCCATCACATCATCAGAAACACCACTCAGCTGGGTGCTAGCTGCGTCAGCAGCGCTAGTAATCCCTGCCTGTGTGTCTGCAAAGCCCCCGGCCATAGCGGTATTAGCATCCGCAAAGCCGGTATTAATATTGGCGTTTGTATTGGACAAAGTTGCAGCGGTGTCTTGGAAACCAGTATCAACAGCGGTCTGCAAATTAGCTCCTGCAGTATCTACGGTATCAAAACGGGTGCCCATGTTGTTGAACCCAGCATCTTGGCTTGTCTGCAGCGTTCCAAGGCCAGTATTTATGTTCGCTGTATTGTCAGCCATTGCAGTATTTACTGCGCCGAATTGGTTAGTTTGGTCAGTTTTGTATTGATCAAGTAAGGTGGTAAGATCAGCAAAGCCTGTATTAACGCCTGTATTAACACCAGCTATACTGTCTGTGATATTTGTATTTACCCCAGCAAACCCGGTGTCCATGTTGGTTCCGATTGTTGCGGCTTCATTGTACAGCCCTGTTGCGGCTGTAGGGTCAGCACCATCAACTCCTGCGATTGTTGGAGAGCCTATGCCCCCCATAAGGTTTTGGTATTGCTCGTCTGTAAGACCGCCATCCACATTAACAACAGGGGCGGGTGGCGTTACTGGCGCAGGAGCTCCCCCGCCACCTTTATATACGATTATACCCGATTGCCGTGGGTGTAGGTAGCGCTCAATACCAAACGGATTAGTTAGTGTCATTTGTCGATCTCCATGTCGTAGACATAATATAAGGATTTGTAGGATTTGCCTGTCTGGCTGGTCACTTTAGCCAGCTTGCGGCCCCATCCTTTGCGGCCCCAAATTTGTATGGATGAGCAGCCGTTGTTCTTGCAGAAATTCTCAAAAACGTAATTGTGATCTAGCCAGATATCCCAATCTTCTACTGCACCGCCGCAAGTCATTATTTGCAAAGATTTGCGGTTTTCGTATTGCAGAAATCTGGTGCTTAGAACGGCTGTAATCTGCGTATTCTCATCCAGATAAACCCATATATGGATATGCCCAGACATCACTTTCTGAAACAATTGGAAGGTGTTTATTTCGCCCACGGAGTGGGCAAGGGCGCTATCTATATGTGGTTTTATTATGGGCCATTGAGCCAAAACATCTGCCGGGTTTAGCAGGTATAAGTTATTCATATGTGTGGGGATTTTTGATTGTTGCTATGGGGTAATATTATACCACATAGATGATTAAAGCAAGGGGTTAACTGGGAATATTAGGCCAATCGCCGCCCGTACCGTCCATATCTGGATACACTAAATTAGGCCAGTTAGAGTGTGTAGTAATATCACGCAGTGCTGTACGGTAAGTTACCCATGCAGACGGTACAGAGCCACCAGCTTCTAGTGCTTTTGTTACAACCCAATCACAACTAGCTAGACGTTTATCTCTTTCTGCTCTGTTAAGTCTAGCTACTTCAACATTAGCAGCAGTGACTACAGCAGCACGTTCATCAGTAGTCATGTCCGTTACACGGCGTGTATATACTTTACCGTCCTGCAGATATGGTGTTACACTCTCGTTCTTCTGTGTGGCTGAGTCATAAGCTAAGAACACCACCACTTCGGCACAGCTATTAGCCGCAAGCCAATCAGCATCAGGTCCAGACTTGGGAAAGCTAGTGTTGGGAAACAGAGACTTGTGGTCTGCTATCTCACCTATGTTACTGCCTTCTAGTTTTGCTATCTTCATGTCTATTGTCCTTTGTCTGCAAATGGTTCTGTCGGTGCTGTGTAATTACTGGTGTAACGGGCAAACTTGCTCAGTCTTACCTCATCAATATTACCGTTGAAAAAATTATCTGGGTTGCTTGGCACATTAGCCCCAATACTTAATAAAGCAGTAGAATCGTAAGGAGCGTTAAAAACACCTGTTGTCCAAGTATGAGTTGTACTGTCGGCAGTGCCGTTGACGTAAAGTTTGACGGCTCCAGAGGTACTAACGAGAGCTATTTGATACCAAGTTTCGCTGCTAAATGCAGTGGAAAAAGTTGTAGAAGCATAGTTGCTTCCAGTAGAACTGTCAAAAAACTTCATTTTATTTTCTGAACTAACATTATCCATACGCACCATCCAACTACGATTATCACCGCTAGTTTCCCAGCGAGCAATTATAGAATTGGGTGTGCCACCAACATTGGCGGCAAGTCTAAATGCAAGCTCTATTGTAAAATCTAGTGGTGCGTTACTCGCAGAAAACCTACCTACGTCTGCTGGCAATGTTACTAAATCACTATTACCATCCAGCAGTAGTGACGCAGTACCATATAGTTTTTGAGCAGTGCTAGTTTTAGCAGTACCAACCAACGTCAGATTATTCTGTGCAGCACTGTCAATCGCCTGACCATCTGCCATGTTTAGCAACAGCTTGGTGTTGGTTGTATTTGTTGCAGGGGCCGTTGGGTTTGAACTGTTAGGGGCTGTCGCAGTACCATTAACCAATTTAAAATCACACAAGTAACCCGTTGGTCTCTCAGCAATAGGCCCGTAATTCATAATGTAAGTTGATTGGCTGGCATAATAAATTGTTGTCATCGCAAATGTAGAAGTTGCAGACAATGTGCCATTTACATATGTTTTAAATATAGAGTCACTGCCATCTATCGTTCGTGTTACTACTATGTAATTCCACTGATTAAAACCAAAAACACCAGAAGCTGTAGAGTGAGTATAATAACCAGTACCATCAGGGGAAACTCGGACAGTAATTACTCCAGTATCATAACAACTTATAAATGTCTCTCTCTGAGAAGAAGGGTAATTATACCGTCCATATACAGTGCCGCCACTAGAAAAGTTTGCCCAAAAACTAAACGTAAACGGATTATTGCTAAGGTTAAAATCTGAGCTAGTAGGTATAGTTAAATCGTCAGTACCATCAAAATACCCACTCGCCCCGTTTACCGCAGGGTCATACACACTGCTGGTCAGGAATGGGCCAAATGCTGTTACGGCTGCATTTCCTGCTGGTGTGATTGTGTGGCCAGAAGCAGAATTATCAACGAACCTGTTTGATTGGCAGGTCAGTAGCTTGGTGTTTGTTACGGCAGTCAGCTTGCCTGTTGGTGTAGTAAAATTCTCTGTATAGACAGCCGATCCATTTACTATTCGGATGTTAGATATACTTCCTATAAAATCGTAACTACCATTTGCTTGTTGCCCAATAATAATTCCGTCTTGGTCAAAACTTGTTGTCATCGTACCAGACACTTCTGCCGTGCCATTGATGTAGATAGAAAACTCGTTTGTTCCAGTGCCTTTACGCACCCATGCTAAGTGCGTCCAAGTATTTAATGGAACAGTAGCAGTCGTTGTAAAATGTGTACCGCCACCTTCATAATAAATAGACGCCTGACCAGTATCCGTAAGCCAGCAACTGATACTGTTACCCGATGAATAGTCATCTTGAGCCATAATTAACTGAAAAGCTGACCTGCTTCTTTGAAAAACAAAACACTCCCATGTAAAATTGCTGGTCCCAAAATCAAAGTCAGAAGATGATGCGACAGCTAAAGAATCACCATCCTTAAAGTCCACACCCCACTCACCGTCAGGCCGAGCAAATGGCCCAAAGCTGCCTTGGGTTACATCGCCGTTGGCTGTGATTGTGTGGTTGCTTGCAGAGGCATCGGTGAACTGATTGTTCACGCCATCGTTGCTCCCCTCAAAATGACTGAGGAACGAAACGCGGTTGAACTGATCGTCTGATGGTGCCGCATCTGTACCAGCAGCACCTAACAGTCCTGTATGGAAGAATGACTTAGCCAAGGGCAGAACCTCCAAGGAAGCCATAGTATGTCGTGCCGCCATCGCGGGTGAAGAAACCGTATGCCTGAACCTCGTTTGCCGCAGCCGCGTCTGGTGCAGAGCCGCCAGCCCAATCCACGGTTCCGGGCCAAGTTAACGTAACAGCGGTACTGTGCTGAGTTATAAACAACGTAAAGCTAAACGCTGTGCCAGAACTAGGGGGATTGGTAAACGCAAACGTTGTGTTTTGATCTAACGTCACACTAAAAGAAGTCCCCGTAGCTAGGTCGCAAGTCACAGTGGACGCCGCGCTTTTAGCCACGTATGTCTCTTGGTATGTCAGAGGCTTTAGTGATCCT